ATAGTTTTAGCGTATTGGGGGAATAGTGCAACAAATGCTTCTATTATAATCGCCACCATTTCAGGCACTTCAATTTCTTTTGGCACTAGAGTTGACTATGATGCCACTGCCCAAAATGTAGATACAGTTCAGGCTGTATACGACCCTATAGCTAATGTAACAAGTATCCTTTCTGGGGATTATCAAACTAGTTCTATTGCGTATAGAACCGCAACCGTGTCTGGAACTAATGTTACGTTAAGTGCTTCAACAGCAATAGCTGCTACAAATGTTGACTTTATTTCCAGTGTCTACGATACAACCGCAGCAAGAATAGTTGCTACTTATGCTACTACCCAGCAGGTGTACAATGTTATTAGAAACCAATCAACAAACTCCGCCGACTTCGTAGGCATAACAGACGCAGCTATAGCAAATTCTGCAACGGGAAGCGTCACGATCAAAGGCGGCATCTCTTCTAATGTTACAAGCCTCACGCCTAATGCTATTTACTACGTCCAATCCGATGGAACCCTATCCACGACAACCTCTTCGGTACTAGCAGGCAAAGCTCTGTCATCGACCAGCATTAACTTGGACTACACAACATGAGCAAACTAAGTGAGTTACTACCTGCTGGAGCAGGAGCCAAGAGTGCAGACTTCGTAGCTAGTGGCACGTTAGCCAGCGGGCAGACGGTTGTTTTGAAGGCTAATGGGCAGGTTGAGGCTGTTGGGGAGCTTTCGCAGACGGTGGGTTCGGGAGTTGTTTATAATACCCAATATGTAATTGGTCAATCTAGCGCCTATGACAGCGGCAGTAATAAAATCGTTATCGCCTATGGTCAAAACGCTATTCCGAGCAATGGCTATGCAGTCATTGGAACAGTGAGTGGTACTACTATTAGTTTTGGCACTCCGGTAATTTTTAGAACGGGTGGGGCGTCGCCGCAACATACTGCAACCGCCTATGACAGCAGCAACAACAAAATTGTTATTTCTTACAGAGACAGCGCTAACTCTAATTATGGGACATCGATTGTCGGAACAGTAAGTGGAACAAGTATTTCGTTTGGGACTCCGGTTGTTTTTCTGAGTGCTTTAACTCAATTTACCCAAGCAGTTTACGACAGCAGCAACAATAAAGTAGTTCTAGCATACTATGGAACTTCGGGTGCGGGGATGTCTGTAGTGGGAACAGTGAGCGGGACATCTATTAGCTTTGGTTCTCAGGCAACATTTCAGGCTTCAAGTGTAACTGCTCTAGGTAGTACTTTTGACAGCAACCTCAACAAAGTTGTTATATTGTATAGTCAAGCCGCCAACTATGCACAAGCCGTTGTTGGAACAGTGAGCGGGACATCTATTAGCTACGGCACTCCGGTGACTTACCAAGCAGGGACAATTTGGTCTAATGCGGCAACTTTTGACAGTACTAACAACAAAGTCGTAATCTCCTATACAAACAACAGTAACAGTTACTATGGTACGGCTGTTATTGGAACAGTCAGTGGCACTACTATTAGTTTTGGAACCTCAGTAGTATTTGCTTCTATTACTTCTTATAGTTCCGAATTGGGCTTCGACAGTAACGCAAACAAAATTAATATTGCTTATCAGCACCTAAATGCTACCACTGGAAAACTGGTTGTTGGGACAGTTAGCGGAACTTCTATTAGTTTTGGCTCTGCTATAAATACTCCACCTACTAATGACAACAGCGCAGAAAATTTGGTCATCTTTGACAGTGGCAGCAATAAAATGGTTGTAAGTTACCGAGACGACAGCAACAACTCCGGAACATCTTACGTCTTTCAAAACGTATCAACCAACAACACCTCCTTCGTAGGCATAACAGACCAAGTTATAGCCAACACGGCCACAGGATCAGTTGTCGTGCAGGGCGGGGTGAACAGCAAAGTAACAGGGCTTACCATAGGTGCGGACTACTTCGTGCAGGCAGATGGGTCACTAAACACTGCAACTTCTGTTGTAAATTACGATATTACCAACGCTTCTTTCACACAAGCCTTTTCTGTATCGTCTCAAGACTCCGCTCCACAAGGAGTAGCATTTAACGCCGACGGTACGAAAATGTTTATTACTGGCGCACAAGGTCAAGACGTTAATGAGTACGCATTGAGTACAGGCTTTGACGTTTCTACCGCCTCGTTTACAGACGCTTTTTCAGTATCTGCTCAAGATACAGCTCCAGCAGGAATAGCATTTAACGGCGATGGTACGAAAATGTTTATTGTTGGTAATACAGGGGATGATATAAACGAATATACATTATCAGGGGGCTTTGATGTGTCTACCTCTTCCTTTGTTGATAGCTTTTCTGTATCAGGGCAGGAAACAGGGCCGTGGGGACTAGCATTTAACAGCGACGGTACGAAAATGTTTGTCTGTGGGAATGCTAGTGATAACGTAAACGAATACGCATTGAGTACAGGCTTTGACGTTTCTACCGCCTCGTTTACTGATGCTTTTTCAATAGGAAGTCAAGATACAGGGCCGCTGGGATTAGCTTTTAACGCAGCGGGAACCCAAATGTTTGTTTTAGGGCAGACAGGAAAAGACGTAAACGAATATGCATTAAGCACTGGGTTTGACGTTTCTACAGCTTCGTTTGTAGGCACTTTTAGTGTTGCATCTCAAGAAACATATCCAAACAACATAGCTTTTAGCTCTAGCGGAGCAAAAATGTTTGTTACTGGCAATAGCCCCGCTGTTAATCAGTACGCAACTACTTCTACCTCTACAAACTCATCAACCGTCCCTGCTGGCAGGGCATTATCAACATCATCAATACTCTTGGAAGGATAAGAAATGAAAACTATTATTTGCGATCTAGGCTGTTCTAAGTACCTCGTTGCAGATGACTATTCCGTTGTAGTTAAAGCAGAACACATCGAGATGGGCGATCCGTCTAATCTTGACTTTATTATCGGTGACTTAAACAGCTCTAACTCTACTGTAATCGAAGGCGTTACTACTCCTGATGACTGGTACGGCTGCAAGTACGACTGCGCGGCTGACGGCACTTGGACGGCGGTCGAAGGCTGGGTTGACCCTAGAGAAGAAGCAGCTTAGTAACGGAGCAGTCTTGTGACCAAAGAAGAGATGGCTAAACTGGTAGAGCAGTCGGCTGAACTAGGGGCAAGAAAGGCTCTAAGAGATATTGGTCTGAGCGATGATGATGCTCTGTCCGACGTGTCTGAGCTTCGGGGCTTACTCGACTCTTGGCGCTCGGCAAAGCGTACCGTGGGTAGAACCATCGTTCAGGCGTTAACTACGCTGTTCCTTGCGGCACTTATGGCAGGGTCTTACTTCAATTTTTTTAACAAGTCGTGAAACATGATTGGCGAAGTCGCTCTACTCATAAAAGGACTCGATACCGCTTTTAATTTAGTGCAGGCATCCCTGAAGAAGAAAAAGCAAGTCGAGCAGATGGGCGCTGAAATCTCAGGGTTTTTTGCTAGTAAGGAAGCTGTAGAAAACAAGATTGCCGAGTCCAAAAAGAACAATGGGTACTCCTACTCAGGCAGTCCGCTTGAAGAAGCAATCCAGATTCAGAATCAAGAAGACCGCATTGCTGACATGATGAAAACCATTGGTAAAGAGTACTCACGCCAAGGGAAATCAGGAACATGGCAAAAGGTTCAGAAGAACGCGGCTAAGATACAGAAAGATAGGGACTTTAATATTGTGCAGGCCAATCGAAGAAAGGTGATTCAAGACAGAAAAGATGCAGACTTCTATCTGGCTGTAAAACTTATTGCTGGATTAGTTATATTAATGGTCGCCATTGCAGGTTTAGTTTTTACACTAGCACTTAACTGAGGAATTCAAAATGGAAATGATTAAAGACGGATTAGCTAAGATAGGTGGCCCCGTATGGCGTGCAGTACAAGGTACTAAGCACTCGACTCTTGGCGCTATTATCGTACTCCTAGTGCTTGGCGCTATCGCGTGGGTCGTCATTTAAGATGCTTGCTGCAATAAGCGCCCTGATTGGGCCTGTCTCGGCTATTCTGGATAAGGTAATCCCGGATAAAGACCTGCGTGAGAAGCTGTCGCACGAGATTGCGACTATGGCAGATAAGCAGATGTCAGCCCAGATCGAGGTCAATAAAATAGAAGCTGCCCATAAGAGCTTGTTTGTAGCCGGGTGGCGACCTGCTTGTGGATGGGTGTGTATCTCTGCCTTGGCTTACTCCACCATAATATCTCCAATCCTAGGCATTTGGTTTACAGTGCCTGAAGTAGATACATCGCTTTTGACCACCGTCCTTATGGGAATGCTAGGTCTAGGCGCTATGCGTACCTTTGAGAAAACTAAGGGCGTTAGCAGGGAGAAGTAAATGCAGAACTTGATCGAAATGCTCAAGAGGCATGAGGGCGAGGTTGTTACTAATGGCCGTCACCTTATCTACAAATGCTCGGCAGGACACTGGACAATAGGAATCGGCAGGAATGTAGATGTAAACGGGGGTCTAGGACTTTCAGACAAAGAAGTAGACTTCTTGCTAGAGCAAGACATCGAGCGCGTAATTAAGGAACTAAGCACAGAATACGACTGGTTCAACGATCTGGATGAAGTAAGAAAAGATGCTATGATCGACATCAGCTTTAACCTCGGTGCTACGAAGCTACGCAAATTCGTACTAGCACTAGATGCGATGGAACGGGCAGATTACAAAACTGCCTCAGATGAATTCTTAAACTCTGACTGGAGCCGTACCGTTAAAGGGCGCTCTGTTGAACTCGCATCTATGATCGCCACAGGCGAGTACGTAGAATAAGGTTGAGCCATGCCACTTCAAAAATTAAAGTTTAACCCCGGAGTTGACCGCGAAAACACGCGCTACGCCGCCGAAGGCGGTTGGTACGAAACCGATAAAGTGCGTTTTAGACGGGGTATGCCCCAGAAGATAGGCGGTTGGGTACGTCTGTCTGCCGCTACGTTCTTAGGAGTATGCCGGTCTATGCTCAACTGGGCTACTCTCGAAAGGCAAAACCTCGTATCTGTAGGCACTAACCTCAAGTACTATATAGAGAACGGCGGCGCATACAGTGACGTTACCCCCATCCGTGCCACGGCTACTCTGACTAACCCGTTTACCACTACTTCAGGCTCTACAACGGTTCTTGTAACGGATAACGCACACGGCGCTCTTGCAGGGGACTTTGTTACGTTTAGCGGTGCTTCAGCAGTGGGAGGGCTTACCTTAAACGGTGAGTTCCAGATTAGTCGTATAGATGATAACTCTTACAACATAACTGCGGCGGCTACGGCATCGGCTAGCGCCACGGGGGGTGGTACAGTCACTGCGGCTTACCAGATAAACACAGGTAGCGAAATTGCCGTGCCGTTTACGGGGTGGAGTGCTGGTGCTTGGGGGTCTAATACTTGGGGCAATAGCGGCACTACTTTATCTCCTATGCGGCTTTGGAGTCAGGCTAACTTTGGTGAGGACTTGTTCTTTACCTACCGGGGCGGCGCGTTGTTCTACTGGGACGCAAGCACCGGGGTAGCGACCCGTGCGGTATACGTTACTTCGCTTGTCGGAGCGTCCAATGTGCCTACTATAGTTAATAAAACCTTTGTATCTGACATCTTTCGGTTTGCCTTTTGCTTTGGCTCAAACCCGCTAGGCGCTACAGCACTCGACCCCATGTTAATTCGCTGGTCTAACCAAGAAGATGTGGCTAACTGGAGTCCGCTGGCTACTAACCAAGCCGGTAGCTTACGTTTCTCGCGGGGTAGTGAGATCATTACTGCACTGCAAGCACGTCAAGAAATTCTAGTTTGGACTGATACGGCTGTCTACGGTATGCAGTACTTAGGTGCTCCAGAAGTTTGGGGTGCTCAACTACTTGGTGACAACATCACTATAGCCAGTACTAACGCAGCGGTGTACTCAGGTAAAACAGCATATTGGATGGGTACGGATAAGTTCTACACCTACGACGGTACGGTTCAGACCCTACCTTGTTCCGTTCGCAGTTATATATTTAACGACTTTAACGTTTCCCAGTACGCTCAAGTAGTTGCAGGTACTAACGAGCGGTTTGATGAGATTTGGTGGTTCTATTGCTCTGCGGGGGTAACGCAGAACGACCGCTACGTGGTGTACAACTACCTCCAAGACGTTTGGTATTATGGGACGCTATCACGCAGTGCTTGGGTAGACTCGGACCTTCGAGAGAATCCGATGGCCGCTACCTACAGTAATAACTTGGTAAACCACGAAGTAGGCTACGACAACCAAGAAGGTGCAACAGCAAGCGCAATTACAGCTACGCTCTTATCCTCTGAGTTTGACTTGGATGACGGCGATAAATTCATGTTTGTTAATAGAGTGTTACCCGACGTAACATTTGAAGGGTCCACGGTCACTAATCCCGCTGCGGTAATGACTTTATCTCCTATGCAGAACTCCGGTTCTGGGTACAACAACCCTTTATCTGTAGGTGGTAATTCTGCGTCAACAGTTACTCGCACCGCTACAGTGCCTATTGAGGAGTTTACTGGGCAGGTCTTCGTGCGATTACGTGGCAGACAGATGGCGTTTAAGATGGAATCTACTGAGCTAGGTGTAGCTTGGAAGCTAGGTATACCACGGTTGGAGATGCGAGCTGATGGTAGGAGGGGCTAGTGGCGCAAAGACTTGTACAAAAAGTTCAATCGCCTGCACTACCTATACCTACAGGAGGTCCGTTAAAACCGTACCTTGATGCACTTAATAACATCTTACGCCTATTTTTTAACTTGCTATCAAGTGCCGTAAACAGTGTGGTTGGTGAGTACGGAGGCCGGTTTATAGAGGCTCCTAACGCTAAGTTCTTCTCTACTGTAGATCAGACTGCCAGCGTTATAAATACAGCTTACGCGCTACAGTTTGAGAATACGTACTTAGGCGAAGCTATAAGTATAGTGGGAACACAAATAACCCCACTCTACTCAGGGGTGTACAACTTTGAACTCTCGGTAGAGTTGACTAGCGGTAGTGCTAGCTCCAAAGAGCTGTCGTTCTGGGTACGTAGAAGCGGAATAGACATAGCAAATACTGCTAGACTGCACGTCGTGGCGGGGTCTGGTGGGGTAGATAACTTTGAATACAGTTTTACGCTGGACTTAACAGCGGGGCAATACGTAGAGCTTATGTGGGCAACAGACGATACAGGCATAACGATTGATTATCAGGCGGCTGCTAGTCCCCGCCCTGCCGTGCCGTCCACTTTATTAACCGTAGTTTTTGTTTCAGCAGTGCCTGAAACGCTACCGACACCGTAGGGTAAACATGGGTACTAAGGCAAATGGATTAAAAGGCACTTCTTTCGTATCGGACGGTATGGGCGGGTTTAGGCGAGTTGGGTCTACGACTGTAACCGGTACGCGCGGCGGGGCTTCATACGATCCGTTTAATGTTGCAGGTATGATTGCTGATTTAACGTCTTCTTCGCCTTTTGTTTCAGACCCGTCCGGGGGGAGGATGACTTCGGGCCTGCGTGACGAGCAAGGTAACTACATTGCCCCAGAGGATTACCCCGGCGGGCAAGACGCCTATAACGCAATGATCGCCGCAAACGAAGGCCCTACTAGCGAAGAATTACGAGACTTTTTTTCTGAAAACCTAACTGCGGGTGATATATACGGCGACTCACTTGTAGGATA